GCATTTCTTCCTGGCTGCTTGGCCTGTGGTTGGTATCTGGTTCACTGCACTAGGTGTCAGCACCATGGCTTTCAACCTTAATGGATTTAACTTCAATCAATCCATCCAAGACCGTGAAGGTCACGTCATCAATACGTGGGCGGACATCCTGAACCGAGCTGGTCTCGGCATGGAGGTCATGCACGAACGCAACGCCCACAACTTCCCGCTTGACTTGGCTGCTGCTGAGACCACTCCTGTGGCCTTGACTGCACCAGCAATCGGCTAATCATTTTCGTACGTTCATCTATGTTTGACATTCGAGTATGTGATAGTGGTGCACGTATTATCCGCGATGCACTAAGACTGTACAAAGAAAGGTGGCCTGGTGGTCACCCTCAAGAACAAGAAGATATTGATTTCTTGGAAACACAGTTCACTAAGATGGTACTTGAGTCAACCATAGACGCATGACTGCCTAGGCATGGAACGGGGTCTAGGTTTATTCCTGTACGAACTATGTCTGATCTCGAAAAGCGTTACATCATCAAAGAGTATCAAAAGATGCTCCGTGAAGAAAAAGAAATTGCTCTTTGCTATCGAGGAACTGCTTACAAAAAAACTGTTCTTAACTAATGCCACACCAATCCAAAAAAGTTACTGCAGCTAGAACTAAGCTGTCACCAGAGCCTACGCCTCTGAACTTTGACTTGCCGTTCAAACGTTGTGGTCACTGTGGACCAAAGAAAGCGCAATGTCGCAAACAAAAGAAGTGCCTTAAAGGTCTTCTGTAATAGCTTGGGAGGCACCTCAGAGTAGGACCTCCCTTGCATTGGCACGAGCCGGGTACGCCCGACACCTCGCGCCGTCTAGACGGTGGGATAGACCACAAAAAATTTTTGATCGATCTAAAAACCTGCTTCATATCTTTTCTTTTTTTAATCCATAACAATGGCACATCAGTCTACTGACTTGACCACTAGCCTTACACGGCCTGGTCAATCTAACTCTTCGGGTGACGCCCGCGCTCTCTATTTGAAATTGTTCAGTGGAGAGATGTTCAAAGGGTTCCAGCATAATACGATCGCTCGTGATCTGGTCATGAAGCGTACGCTTACCAACGGTAAGTCTATGCAGTTCATCTATACTGGTCGTACCACGGCTGAGTATCATACCCCCGGAAACGCAATCCTCGGCAACTCCGACGGTGCGCCCCCGGTGGCCGAGAAGACCATCACTGTTGATGACCTTCTGATCAGCTCCGCTTTCGTCTATGAATTGGATGAAACCCTGGCTCACTACGAGCTGCGCGGTGAAATCTCCAAGAAAATCGGCTTTGCATTGGCCGAAAAATATGACCGTCTGATCTTCCGTGCTGTCACCCGTGGCGCACGTGCTGCATCTCCGATCACCAAGTCCAGCTTCGTTGAGCCCGGTGGCACCCAGATTCGTGTGGGCACCAGCACCAACGCTTCTGACGCTTACAATGCTCAGAAACTGACCACCGCCTTCTTCGACGCCGCAGCTGCGATGGACGAAAAGGGCGTGTCTCAGGAAGGCCGTGTGGGCATCCTGAACCCCCGTCAGTACTATGCACTGATCCAAGAGGTCGGTAACAACGGTCTGATTAACCGTGACGCACAAGGCACCGGTCTGCAAAGCGGACAGGGCATTGTGGAGATTGCTGGTATCAAGATCTACAAGTCCATGAACATTCCGTTCTTCTCCAACTACGGTACCAAGTTCGGTACTGGTTCGGCTACCAACCCTGGTACCACCAGCCCCGGCAACCTTGGCTCCTTCGTTGGTCCTGCTCTGGAAGACGCCGCTAACGACGTTACCGGCATCAACAACGAGTACGGTGAAGAAACCGAATTCGCAAACTCCTGTGGTCTCATCTTCCAGCGCGAAGCTGCTGGTTGTGTGGAAGCCATGGGTCCCCAAGTGCAAGTCACTTCGGGTGACGTCTCCGTGGTCTACCAGGGTGACGTGATCTTGGGTCGTCTCGCCATGGGCGCTGACTACCTGAACCCTGCTGCTGCTGTTGAGCTGTACGCTGGTACCGCTACTGCACCTGCTGCATTCTGATTTATTCTCTTATGGGGGTGGCTTCGGCTGCCCCTTTTTTTTATCTATGTCTACTCCCTCTACGATTTCACTCGATACCGAACTATCCGCAGTCAACTCTATTCTGGGGAGTATCGGTCAAGCTCCAGTATCTAGCCTTGATTTTGACAACCCAGAGATCTCTTTGATTCACAACTTGCTTCGTGAAATCAACGTAGATGTACAAAGTGAGGGTTGGCATTTTAACTCAGATAAAAACGTAAAGACGTCTCCTGACGCTAATGGTCATTTTAACGTGCCTTCTAATGTGGTACGTTACGATATTACTGATGGTCAAGACAACAAAGATACAAACGTCGTTATTCGCAACGGCAGGCTGTACGACAAGTACCACCGTACCGATGTGTTTACAGGAGACAAATATATTGATAGCGTAACGTTGTTTGAATTTGGGGAGATCCCCTCTGTGTTCCGTCGTTACATTACTTACCGAGCTGCCGGACGTGCAGCAACACAACTTATTGCAAACCCACAGCTTGTACAGCTACTTGGATCCCAAGAGGCTCAAGCTCGTGCTGCGTGTATTGAATATGAATGTGAGCAGGGTGACCATAACTTCATGGGCTGGCCTGACGGCACTTCGTATCAAGCTTATCAACCTTATCACGGACTCCGGCGTCACTAATGACAAGCATTTCTCAGACCATCCCTAGCCTTACTGGCGGTATCTCACAACAGCCTGACGAATTGATGCTACCAGGTCAGGTAAAAAACCTTGTAAATGCACTTCCTGACATTACAGATGGTCTGGTAAAGCGTAACGGCAGTCGTTTTATCGACTCCCTATCTGGTGCTACTAGCACTGGAGCGTGGTTCAGCTACTACCGTGATGAATCAGAAGGTGCTTACATTGGACAGGTACAGACTGACGGCTCAGTCAATATGTGGAAAGTATCTGATCCCAGTGTAAGTATAAGCGTAACTAATAACGTTAGCAGTTATCTAGCTACTGCTGCCACTAATCTTAAATTCCTTACTGTAAACGACTATACCTTTGTCACTAACACTACTAAAACAGTGACAATGGATACCACCACTGCTACTGATAAACTGCATCCGTACTATGCGTTTGTAGAGCTAAGGCAGTTGCAGCATGGTAGGGAGTATAACCTAAATATCTTTAACTCTTCTGCTACTGAAACTGTTCTCACAGGCTCTGGTAAAGGCAAAGCAACACTTATTCAGCTAGACGATAGCTACACTATTGCTTATCCTACAATCAGTAGAAGGGATAGTCTCACAGGAATTAGCCCAAGCCTACCTGATCAAGGTACAGAAGTTTACATCGAAGATGAGACTGGTAGCGGTGCTACTGGTAAAAACCTTGCATTTAGAATTACCAACACAGGACAGGTTCAAATTCAAGAAGGTGCTAGTGGTAGCATCGAAGCAGACGATTATGTGGGTGTGTATAACCCTACTATCGAACTGCTAAATGGTGGCTACGGTTGGGCTGTTAATGACACAGTTGACGTTACTCTTAAAGGTGTTACGTATCGTGTCAAAGTTCTTGAGATCCAAGAAATCAAACTAAAACAAAACATCGGTGTATTTAGACCCAAACCTACCACCTTCAACGGTAACATGACGTTATCTGCTGAGGACATTCTTAGCCAAGCAACGTCTTCTGATTTAGGTGTTACCGTTGAACGTGTAGGTAACGGTCTATACCTGTCAAGTTCTAGTGAATTTACTGTAGGAACAAGTCAACCAGACCTGTGGCGTATCCTAGGTCAGACTGTAAATGACACATCTTTGTTGCCTTCTCAATGCAAACACGGTTACATTGCAACTGTGTCTAACAGTCAAGTAGCTAGCGAAGAGGATTACTACCTCAGGTTTGTTGGAGACAACGGCATCAGCGGTGTTGGTACCTGGGAAGAAGTAGCTGAGCCTGGCATTAAAATTAGAATTGACAACAGCAAGCTACCAGTAACTATTCGTAGATCTGGTGTAAATGCTTTTGTTGTTGATACATTCAAACTACAGGCTGAAGATGGTACGTTTAGCATCAGTGCCTGGAGTGATCGTGCTGCTGGTGACGACGATACGAACCCACTGCCATCCTTTATTGGTAATAAGATCTCACAAACATTCTTCCACCGCAACCGTCTAGGTTTCTTAAGCAACGGTAATGTCATCCTAAGTGCTGCTGGTGACTTGGGGCGATTCTTTAATCAAACCGCTTTGCTGGTAAACCCGAATGATCCTATCGACATTGCTGCTAGTTCTACTGAGCCTACTGTGTTTCTTGACAGCATAGAAACAAACACAGGTTTGGTTATCTTTGCTGAAACACAGCAGTTCTTGCTACACACTGATAGTGATAACCTGTCACCAAATACAGGTAAGCTATCTAACATCTCTACTTATCGATACAGCCCTGATGCGTCACCTATCTCACTAGGTACTACCATTGCATTCCTAGACAATGCTGGTGTTAAAGGCAGATTCTTCGAGATGTTTGATGTACGTCGTGAAGGTGAACCACAGATTATTGAACAAACAAAGAGCGTACCTGCTTTGCTGCCAAATGACATCGATGTAGTGTCAAACAGCAGGGAGAACAACACTGTGTTCTTTGTAAAAACAGGTGCTGCCGACATTTACGGATACAGATACTACAACACTGGAGAAAGACGAGTACAGTCTGCTTGGTTTAAGTGGACTTTGCCTCACAACATCGAATACTGCTTTGTATTGGATGACTCTTTCTACGTGGTGTCCTCTGACTTTAAGCTGCTAGAGATTGTACTGCAAAACAAAGACTCATTAAGAACAGTATCTGGTGATGATTTCTATGGTACAGATAGTTCTTTTGACTATCGTATCCATCTTGATTCATCTAGAACTATCACTGCTGGGTCTTACGACGCTGATACAGGTGAGACTACTGTTACGTGGTCAAACGCTGTAGGCACCGGTACTGCTGCTGTAGTCAACACATCTACAGGAGCTGTGTATGTACAAGCATCTAAGTCAGGCAGTACGTACAAGTTCAACGGTGACTTTAACGGACAAAGTGTAGTCATCGGTTTCTTGTTTGACATGTCTGTAGAGCTTCCTAAATTGTTTGTCAAAAAGAAATCAGATCAAGTAGTTGTAGCAGATACTACTGCTGCGTTGACTATCCAACGTGTCAACTTTAGATTCGGACCTGTTGGTCAGATCGACGTTGAGCTAAAACGTCTTGGTAAATCTTCGTTTACTAATACCTTTGACGCCGCATTCCTAGACTCTTACGATGCAGGCGAAGCACCGTTCATCCCCGAACGTACCGTTTCTGTACCTGTGTACGAGCGTAACCATAACTGTAATGTTATTCTTAAGTCCTCACACCCTGGACCGGCAAGCGTTCGTTCTTTGACCTGGGAGGGTGACTACACCCAAATGTTCCACCGACGTGTCTAAGTACATTCACAAACTTACACCGCAGGTCGCCTACGAGGTGGCCTGCAACCTTTTGCCAGAAGATCGTAAAGAGGTTGAGGAGGGTCATGGACGTGATCCCAAAATCATCCTGCCTATAGGTGCTAAAACAAACGACGCTGTTTATTTTAACGTACCTAATGGAGAGCTTGCTGGCTGTGCAGGGGTAAATAAACAAGGCGCTATTTGGATGCTTTGTACACCTGCCATCCATAAATATCCGATTACTTTCGCCAGAGAAGCGAAACGCTATGTAGAAGGTCGATCTGAGAAACTTCTCTGGAACATAGTTGACAAGCGAAACACCACCCATCTAAAGCTTCTCAAATTCTTAGGTTTTAAGTTCTTACGTGAGTTAGAATACGGACCTAACAAATTAACCTTTATAGAATTTTGCCGTGTGCGCTGAACCCATAACTATGTTGATGGGAGCAAGCCAAATGGTTGGTGCCGTCGCAGGTCACAACAACCAGGTTTCTCAAATCGACGCTCAAAACAGACAGATCTTATCAGGATACAACCAAAGAAAAGCAGCATACGAAAAAAGCAACCTAGATAGGGTTGGCCTGTATGCAGCTAAATTGATTGACGTAGAAATCGGTCAAGACGAAGCTGCGTTGTCTGCTAGAAAAGCTGAGTCACAAGTTGACCTTGAAGAGGATGCAGCACTGCGTGCTATCTTGGCACAAGATGAAGAGCTGCAGCTCAAACAGATGCAGGCTAGAAACTTTGCTGACGAGGGTGGTAGAGCTAGAAGCTATGGTGTCAATCAAGCTCGTTTGGCTGGACGCCAACGTGGCAAGCTAGAAGCTGCTGCTAGCGAGTTGATGGTCCAAGGATACATTAACAAGCGGGAAGCCCGTCTGAAGGGCGACAGAGCCCGTACAGAGCTTTACCGTGGTGTCAACCTCGGTCCTGGTACTCCTGGTCCTGCTCCAGAAATGCCTGAGTATCTTGACTATCCTAGTCCTATTGCTGCTGCTGCTCAAGTTGCACTTGGTGCCTTGACTGTTGCTTCTGGCGCTGGTGCGTTTAGTGGAGGCGGAGGTGGCGGAAGCGGTTCTTTGAGCCAACTTCAAAGCCAGACCGCTAGCATCAATCAAACAGCCACCGTTACCCAACAAGGCATTGGACCTAGATTACTAAACCCCACAGTCGGATGAGTTACGCACAACAATTTTCGGACCAAGCCACATCATTTAACTCTGGTCTGAACTCTTACTTTGCAAGCGTACAAGACAACTACCGGACTGAAGTAGCCAATGCTGGGCGTGTCAATGACGACCTGCTAGCTTTTGCTGAGCTTGGTCAAACGGTAGCTGGTAAGCTTGAAGAACGTAAGAACTATCTAATCAAACAATCAAAACTTAAATACTACAACGCTGCACGTGAGTTGGTAGCTACTGGTCAGTTTGAGCTTCCTACCGGTGAATCACCAGAAGAAAAAGAAGAGTTTAATCTTCGTATTGATCAAGCTATCAAAGCACGGCAAGAGGGCAAACCTGTTGAGTTTGGACACAAACTGCTGAACATTGGTGAGCATGACCGTCGTCACTTCCAGCTTGGACTGATCGCTGACGTTGCTGCTCAGCAAGACACCATTATGAGGCAAATCATCAAAGATGAGGGACTTCCTACTGGTACTGAACGTGAGCTGGCTGGTAGCATGGCTACCGCCTTTACTCGGTTCATGGATCAAAACATCATGAACTTTGATGAGCGTGTTGTCATGCAGGCTATGCCTACCTTTAACAAAACTTTGTTGAAGACTAAGCAGAGCTATACGTCTGCTAACAACATTCGCAACTCAGAGTTTACTTTACAACGCACAAAAGCTGAGTTTGGTTTGGGTGTAATTGATTACGGTCAGTCACTTAAGCTGCTACAAGGTGTACTCAATCCTAAGAATGGTAAGAACTACACCAGTGCTGATGCCAATAAAATCATGGTTGACCACCTCAAGAACTTGGCAAAGCAGGGTGCTTTGTCTCGTGCTGTTGAGGATAACTACTTTGCTAGCAAGCCTAGCTGGGGTGGTGGTAAGACCTTGGCAGAGCTAAAGCCTGACTTGTATAATGAAATCCAATCTCTTAAGATTGATTACCAATCCAACAAAGCTGACACTGCTACTAAACGTGCAGCTCGTGAGGCTGCTGCTGATGCTGATGCAATTATGGGTCAGTATTACGAAAAGCTTGCAGCAGGCGAACGTCCTACTGATGCTTGGCAAGAGCTACAACTTGACGAATGGCGGCAAAAGCATGTTGGTCAAGACGAAGGTTGGCTCGCTACTCTGATTACTCAAGAAGAGTTTACACAGCTTGAGAAGTTTGAGAACGCTGAGGGCATCGCTGAACGCGATGGCTACATCATTGATACTCATCCTGATCTAAAAGGTCTGACTGCTAATCAACGCAACACACTGTCTCCGTTTATCAAAAGTGAGACAGAAGTAAAAGAAATTGATCGAGAAAAAGGGTTTGCTGAAAAACGTATTGATGCTGTAATTAAAACTATTCCTAGCAGCTACGGTACCGATACAAAAGAATTTACTGATCAAGGTATTGTTCTTAAACAAAACGCTTTGCGTGAACTAGATCGACGTATTGCAATAAAAGTCGGTCAAGGTGAATCATACCGAGATGCTATCCAAAACTCTGCACAAGAACTTGTTGACAGCATAGTCACTGTTGACGAGAAAGGTAGAAAAGTCCCTAACCCTGAGTTTGATACCTATAAAAACAACAGGGTCAATACATCAACCTTTAGACAAAACCTTTCTACACTTGGCCGTGCTATGCTTGACACACCATTGAATGCGCTGACACCTGGTCAATACCAAGTACCGCAAGACGTGGCTACGCATCTAGAACGGCAAGCTAAAGGGTTGGAAAAAGATGATCATCCTCTTATCAAGTCTCTAGCTGACCTTGATCCTAGGATGTCTAGGCTAGACGTCAAGCGTTGGATGCACAAAAACCTCAGTGCTCCCTATAAGCCAGAGCCTATTGACGAAGCGTTTGAGCAGATGTCGTACGCTGTACCTTCATTGCGTAAAGTCTACGCAGGCGGACCTGCCATGGCAACTCAGATGCAAATTGAAACTGGCAATACCTTGCTTACTTACAATCACCCTGAAGCCATACACCCCGCTCTCCGTGCTAGCGCAGAAGACCCTTACTACCATGCTATCGGTATTAACGAGGGTAACTTAGATCAGCAAGGAAGACCTACCATCCATTACGGTGGGCATACTGATCCTGGTGACAATGCTAGGAACATTGGTATCTTTAGTGCATCTAGTTCTAGGCAGTCAACTAAATTCAAAACTCCAGAAGAAGCAGATGCATACCATAAGGCTCGTTTAGAAACTGTTAGACAAAAGTATCGTCCTGTGTTGGGTAGCTACGGCGTGCCAATGACTACTGACGATTACCATTTGTTTATGTTTAACATTTTGGATCTTCATATCCAAGCCCCTGCTGCTGTCCCTGACTTTGTTAAAGGACTGCAAACTGTTATCAACCTTGGACTAGATGGTGAAGAACTGGTAGAAGCAGTTGGTTATCAGCGTGCTAGAGCCTACATTAACCCACGGACGGGTAGACTCGAAACATCATTTAAGAGTTTTGAGGATCTGCAACGTGACCAAACAGACCGAGCTGGTACTATTTTGTCTGGACAAAGAGGTGTGAGAACACGTCGAAATCTAATCTAATTAAACTATGGAACAAGATTACTCTACGGAGGATATTGTCGAAGCACGTCTAGATCAAATAGACGAAAACTTACATACAGAAAGACAAGCTACTGAAGTGGCTGTTGAAGACCTACCAGACCTGCCTCAAGCAGAGCCTGCTCTTGAGCCACCAGCTAACGTTGATGTCCCCGAGGGTGAGATTGCTCCACCAGAAAACTATCAACCTGGTGACGTTCCTTATCATTTGATCGGCATTGAACCGCCTGATGAAAATGATCCGGGACGTGATCTGGTTGAATCTCTGGACAAACCGGCAGAAGAGTATGGTCTAAAAGAAAACATTCTTGAAGGCTCGATGGCTCTTGTACAGGGTCATCTTACTGGACTACGGTCCTTGACAACAGCCGCAGAACGTTACAAAGATATGCTGGCTGGCGAAAACGTCGGCGGTGCTGACTATGTGCCTGAATGGGATCCACTGCGGAACACCGCACAACCTATTCTAAAAACTAAGTGGGGCTCTGTTCTTGAAACTATTTCTCACTACAGTACAATCGGTGCACCATTTGCCGCTCTAGGAGCGCCACCGGTAGCTGTGGCTGGTATTTCTGCTGCTATTTCAGATAAGTCTCAGCAACCTGAGTCTGACCCGATGAGTGCTTTCCAAAAGCTCATGCCTTTTCTCAACGACATTCCGTTGATTAGAGACCTGGACGTAGAGGACACTGATCACCCGCTGCTAAAGACAGCTAAAAATACACTGCAAGAGATGGGTCTTGCCAAGGCATTTGACGTGGCTTTGCAAGCACTGTTTCCTGGCAACCCTAAGTTCAAACAGATTGCCGACGCAGAAACAGCTAACGTAGACCGTCAGATTGGCGAGATGGCTATTGAACAGGTACGTGTACGTGACTTAGGTCCTACACCCCCTGGTCAACTGCCTGGTCAAGGTGACGTGCCTAGGCTGCCTCCTGCAGAGTTCCAAGGCTATGCTAACAAACCTGTTGCTGATTTGCATCAGGGTAACGCAACACCTACGGGCAAACCTAGTAATGTGCTAGACCAGCTCAACAGGATTGACAACGAAAACATTAGAGGCGGTAGCACAGATCCTATCTTTACCCGTGCACAAACACGTCGCATGGCTAACGAAAACGGGATGGGTGCTGACGAGATGCGTGACATTGCTCAAGACCTTATGTCTAGTGAGAAGTACGCTGATCTTGTAGACGAAGCCGTGGCAGCACGTAAAACTGTGTCTGAAGTCTTTGAGCCTTCTTACAGACGGTTCCAACAGATCATCGGACACGATGCAATGAAACTGTCTCCAGAAGAATACTGGAAACCTATCTTGGATGACCTGCCGATGCAAACCGGTGAAGGTCCTGCTACTGGCAACATTGCTGCTTTCTCTAGCGAAAACGTTGTGGTCACCGACCTGGTGGTCAGTCACCTGCTGAAGCAAGCACAGACTCAAGCCAAAGCTGCTCGTGAAATCATGGAGTATGCTGACATTTGGGCTATTGATGGTCCGATGTCTGGTCTGCGTGACAACATCGTATTTGGTCTAGGACAAGCTCGGCGTGCTCGTAAGCTTGCATCTTACAACCTGTCTAAGCTGCGTCAAAAAGGTGGTCCACTTAAGTTTGACTCACCTGACCTGACACCTGAGGCGTTTGCTAAAAGCCTTGATGACGACTTTGCAGCTACTCGTACTAACATTGATTTCTTCTTCAAAGTTGTAGAAGAGATCGGTGATCCAGACCTTAACAAAACTATTGTTGACATTTTCTCTTCTGCAGAAAACACTCGCAACTGGCTTGACCTTGAAGCTTACATGCGTAAAAAGGTACGCGGTGGTGAGTTTGTAGTTTCTACTAAAGGCGATCTGCGTAAGAAGTCTGGTGCTTTGATTCGTGAAATGCAAGGCGTGTGGATGAACAGCGCACTGAATAGCCCTAAGACACCACAACGTGCAATGATTGGTACGGCTGAACTTACGTTCTTCCGTGCTCTTAGCCGTATGATGGGTGCTCATGCACGCAGACTTGTGGGTGCTGGGGATGAAGCAGGGTTTAGTGCTATCGAAGCTACTGCTGAATTTGCAGCTTTCTTTGAAGCATTGCCGGACGCTTGGAAGATCTTCTCTTCTCGGCTTAAGCAAAACTTTAGTGAAGGTGGTTCTTACAACAGTCGTTTCCAACGTTACAACCAAAATGAGTTTAACTGGGATTGGGCAGATAAGTTCTACAGTCAACGCGGTACCAAGGCTGACAAAGCCTGGTATAACACAGCTAAGACATTTAGGTTCTTTAACTCATCCACTAAGCTTCCTGCACTTTTGTCGTCCTATGCACCACGTGTTATG